TAGGTTCCACTACTTTGCAGGGTACGTATTAGGAACGGCGAAGCAGATGGGTTTAAGGATAAGATGGGGCGGCGACTGGGATATGGATACCCAAACTAAAGATAATAAATTTGATGATTTAGTTCACTTCGAGTTAAAGAAATAATGCCTAAACAATTTAAAACATATGATAGATTTGATGGTGGTTTAAATACTAAAGATCATGTTAGGTCTATTCGGGATACTGAGTTATCGATAGCAAGCAATGTTGTTATAGACGAATTTGGTATGATAAAGTCTTGCGGAAAAGCCGCTGATAATGATACTAATTATACAGATCCAAGTGTAGATGCTACGGTTGCTGGTTATGGCTTATTTCAGGCTACATTTGATTATAATGCTGGCGGTACAAATACTCCCACTGTTAGAACTTTTTTAGCAGATACAGATGATGATTCGGATACACAAATAGATATTTTTGACGCTGGCGGGTCTTGGGTAAATAGGGGGACTGGAGGCAATATAGACTTAGGCTCCACCGCTAGCGGTGCTGTCATATATGATTTAGCAGATGGCGTTGTAAGGATATGTGATACCAATTTTGGAGCTGAGAATGCGGTTAAATGGTATGGTTATATAACTAGAAAATTATGGATAGATGGAGATGGTAGTCAGTTAAATGTTAGTGGAGGTAGTGCGCAAAATGTAACTGGTTGGAAAACTGCTAGCGCACCTCCTTTGGCTCCATTTGCTGGAACAGCTGGTACTGGAATTGTTGCTCCAGTCTTAACTGTGGCAAGGGGATTAGAGTTTACAAGCGCAGGCTCCCCTCATCTAAATATAGGAATTGGCGGGACAACTTACACTAGCACTTTTGATGTTCAGTTTGACGCTGGTCTGTATGTAGCTATAAATGAAGACGGTAGTGAAGTGCAAGGGATTGCATCGAGAAATGATAATACTACACTTGTTTTAGATTCAACAGAATCATGGGGTGTGGGTTCTTCAGTTACTGGACAAATTGCCCCAGATGCAGGTTTAGGTTTTAATCTGGAAGTGGTGGTAACAGGAACCGGAACCTTTACAGCTGCTACTTATGAATTTGCTCAAACTTTTATATATGATGGAAATCAAGAATCGTTACCCACCGTTATGACGGGGACTATTGTTGTAGCAGCTAGTAAATACTTAGGTTGTACTGTTATTGCGTCTCATGGATATGCCGATAGGGTTACAGGGGGAAGAATTTATTGTAGAGATAGTACCCAAAAAGGCGAGTGGCAATTTTTAATAGATATATCTTTAACGAATGGATGTAGAACAACTTTAGATTCAGATTATACTGGATGGGAAACGACATACGCTCAAGCTGCTTATTTGGATTGCGGTGTCAATATTGCAGAGAACAATGTAGATACGTATGCTACGATTAATGGATATCCTTCTGATCTTTCAACTTTGTCTGTTGGCGCTGCAGGAGAAGGATACAAGACAAGCGTAGTCGCTAATAGAAGAAAGTTTATAGCTTATGTTAAATCTGTCAATGACTCTGGACAGACTGAAGTTAAATCTGATAGATTAATGTATAGTGAAATTAATAGATTTGATACATTCCCTCCTATAAATTTTATTGATATAGGGACTAATGATGGAGAAAGTTTTATTAAGCTTGAATCTTTTGCCGATAGATTGCTTGCCTTCAAAGAAAGAACCTTGTATGTTGTTAATATTGGCAGTGGCTCTGACACTCAATGGTTTTTAGAATCTGAACATAAGAATTTAGGAGTTGAATTTAATGCAGCGGTAGTCAAAACAAGCGCAGGAGTTTGTTGGGTAAATAAAAATGGTTTGTATTTATATGATGGATCGAAAATTACTAATTTACAAACTAAAATACTTGAATCAGATTGGAAAGATTTTGTCAACAGCGACACAATGATTGGATATGAACCTGTAAATAAACATTTATGTGTTGTGAGGGACGCAAATAATGAAGCATCCGATAATGGCGATGCCTATGTTTGCAATCTTAATAATGGCGCATTTACTTTCATAGAAGATTTATTTGCCGATTCAAATAAAAGTAATATTATAACAGATGCATATAATAAGATGACCGCTGTAACTGGTTTAACTGAAATAGTTTCTTACGATGGCGAACCAGATGCTGGGACTACTTTGACTATAGCGTTAAAAGATGATGATTTTGGATTGCCAAATATAGTAAAAAAAATATATGGAGTTATTATTGAATATAGTAGTAACGCAGCTGGCATAGTAGTTTATTCTTATACGGACGATAAAGGAGTAGCGCAGGGTACAGCAACTATTGGAACACTTCCATCAACTTCTGGAGATATGGATGTAGTTAGGACTAATTTTAATTTTATGAATAGTGGTTTTCCTGAACCAAAATTAGCATCTTCTTTTAAAATATTTATTAGTGCAAGTGGAAGCAGTATTTATAATATTAATAATATTGCGGTAGAGTATAGACCAATGTCTAATAAAAGAGTTGCGTATACAAGGGGATCATAAATGCCAATCGATAGAGAAACAAGATTTTTATACAATTCTAAAGCGGTTGCGACTAAATTGCAAAGAGGATATCCTTCCACGAGTTCTGGGAACGACGGTGAGGAAAGGATTGTTAAGACACCAGATGGTAAGCTAAGGCTATATAGAAAAGAGCTTGGTGCTTGGTATTATTTAGAATTTACAAGGAGTTAATATGACATTTCAAGAAATAATGGCGAAAGCTGGTGCTGAGCAAGCTGCTGGTTGGGGGGAATCAGGTAGGCTACTTACTAAGCAGGTGAAAAAAGAAGAGTTTAATCTATATGATTATATTAATCAGATTCTAGCTGGGCAACAAGCTGCAGAAGAAAAGGATGTATCGAGAAAAAGAAGAAAAAGTGGATGGAGACTTGGGGGTGCAGTACTCGGTGGGTTGGCTGGTTTCGCCTTGGGTGGGCCGGGAGGTGCACTTAAAGGTTCAAAGTGGGGAGCTACTTTAGGCGCAGGTGGAGGAAGTTTATTAGGGTCTAAATTTGCCCAAGCAACAGAGCCCGGAGGCTGGAAACTTAAGGGTATTAATCCACAATTAGCTGGTGGTATGTTTTTTAAGGGTCAAAGAGAGAGAGCAGATCTTAAAAAAGAAGATGTCTCTAGATATATATCAGATGCCAATAAATTTTATGAGCAATCTGCGTGGACTGATGCCGTTCAAGATGCTTTTACCGCACGTAAAATGATGCTTCTTGATCCTAGAGATTGGTTTGGAGATGTTGGTGTTGATGGAGATGAATGGATAACTAATAAATTTGGTGAATATGTAAGGCATGGGGGAACAGTTGGATTTAAATATGAGTAAATTGCCGTGGGATTAAAATAAAGGATAATATTATGAACGAACAACTACAAAAATTATTAGAAGCTGCTGGGTTAGGTGATTTTTCCCAATATTTTACTGGCGACCTTAGTCAGATAATTAAATTGCTTGGGCTAAAGGGAGATCAATCAACTCAATTTGGAAAATTTTTTCAACAATTTAATCCCCAAACGTATCTTGATGCGGCGGATGCAGCATCAGAATCAAGAGATGTTAGATCTGGAATGCTTTCAGGAAGATTAGGTGAGCAACTTTCTAGCTTAAAGCGTGGAACCGAAACCGGACTTGAGAGAGGTCGAGATAAGTTTAGAGAACTTGGAGCAACATCTGGATTTGGGGATAAATTTGGAGCGTTGAAAAGAGAAGGCGGAGAATCTATTGAAGATATAATACAGAAATCACTGACGCAAAAGAGTGGATATCAAAGAGATTTTCAGCGTGGATCAATTGCATCAGAAGAGCAATATGGAAGTGAGCGCGGTGCTATATATTCAGATCTTCAAAAATGGCTCAATGCAGTATTGGCAAGAGGAGAAAGATTGTATGGACTAGACCTAACTGGCGGTGGCGGCGGCAACGGCGGCAGCGGCGATCCCGGTGGTGGTGGCGATACAACTCCTTTGGGGTTCTAAAGGCGGGCTCTTACTTTAAATGATGAAAAAATATAATTAAGGAATATCATGGCAAACGGATATACGACAAATAGATTTAATTATGAAAGCCCAGTAGATAGGCTGCTAAATTATACTATACCTACGTTTCTCGACAAAGAGCTTGATAGACAAGCCGACGATGATAGGTTTGATCTCTTACGCCAAGATAGGCTTGATCAGCAGGAATACGATAAAAAGCAGGATGAAAAGAGATGGAAACAGAATATTGAGAGATACGATGCTGAAACAGAAGATAAAGACGACGAGGAACGTTATCGAAGAAGTGCAAGTATATTTGAAGATATAAGAAAATTGTATCCAAATATAAGTAGACAGATTGAAGCTTTTAAAGCTATAGATTTATCAAAAGTACATCCAGAAGTTGCGACAAGAATTGAGTCTTATATAGGTGGACTTGATGAAAGAATAGCAGATGTAACCAGTACAATGGGTCACTTTGGTGGTAATAAACTTTATACAGATTTAGAGAGAACAAGAATACAAGCTGCATTTATGCAAGGGAAAGATGGCTATAATGTCGCCGATGATATATTTAGAAATAAATTTTCTACGCCTTATATTCAGGTTCGGGCTTCAAATATTAGTAAAAAATTAGGTGTTCTTTATAAAAATGAATCAGATGCTCGAGAAAGATTATCAATTACTGCCGATGAAGGTCAACAAAAAATAATAAAATCAACTATAGAAGATTTACAAAGTCAGATAAATATCGAAGAAGGTAAGATTGATGAGTTGTACGGTCAGGATAGGCCATTTAATTCTGCGGATTTTAACAAATCATTTTCAATAGACCTTAAAAGCAGTCTTAAAAAGGCTGGAATTAAAGTTGATGATGCAGATTTATATGCTAAAATTGTAGGTGCGGAAGGTAGATATTCTACAGAATTACAAGCTTTTAATGAAAAGTTTATAACTGGTATCAATGCGAAGGAACGTACTCAAGAAGAAAGAGATGCAGCAGTTCTGCAAATTAAAAATTTAATAATAGAAGGAGAAAAGAAACGACCTCTAGAACCAGACCCAGAGTTTGACTATTCTAATATTAATAGACTTGATCCCGCTGGAACTGCTTTATTAGCATATGGTGGATATAAACTTGCTAAAGGGCCTACAGTGAAAGCTTACAACTATCTAACAGGTAAGGCCGTACAAGCTTCCAAGCATATTAAATTTGTAACTGGTATGCCAGCTAAAGATATAATTTCATTTATGAAATCGGCAGAGAGTAGTGGAGTTGGCTCAATAGGTAAATCAATGCCAAGCATTGAAAGGGCAAAAGATCTCGTAGATAGTTTATCTGATAAGCCTAGGTCTCAAGCATATAAAGACGCAGTTAAGGCCTTTAACGGTAGAGTTAAAATCGTAGCTCAAAGTTTAAAAAATAGAGGAATCGTAACTAATATAAAAGATGCTGATCTTGAAAAGCTATTAAAGAATTCAGATAAATGGCGATTGGCAAAACTTAAGGGTCGATTTACCACAATATATCCTGGACTTAAAAGAGGAGCTACAAAGTGGGGAGTATTTAGTGCATCAGCTAAAATAGGCGAAGCGCTTGGAGATCCAACTGGTGGTATAGTTACAGCAGTAGGAACTGGCTCGGCTATTAAAGGAATTAAAAATATATATAAGAAAAAAGGCCCAAAATGGCTTATGTCTAAACTTGCTCCAGTTGTGGGTAAGTCAATTGCCAAAAGAATAGTAGGCGGCGCTGTGACTGGAGCACAAGGTGGCCCATACGTGGCAGCTGCAGGAGCACTTGCCGGAACTGGATTCGCCATCTATGATATATATCAATTTCTTGAATCATTGAGCGAAGGAGGATCTGAAGAAGAAGCAGTTGCTGTTTTACAGAATGCAATGCAAAGAGATTCCACGCAAACGCAAAGCGATTCCACTCAAGCTCAAATAGATTCTGCGCAAATAAGAAAAGATTATCCAAATTACTTCTCTCCGGCTATAAAATAATATGCCTCAAGATAATTTTTTTGATATTCTTACTGGTACCGATGAAAGCGAGATAGCGTCACTTCGCACATTTGGGACAGAAGAAACTGGTTCGAATAATTTTTTTGACATACTAACAGGTTACGAGGAAGAAAAACAAAAAGCAAGCGGTTCCGCTTTATGGGATTATATTCCCGATTTTATAAAAAGAGGATATAACGATTCTATTACAGGTATGGCTCAACAGCTTGCCACAGGTGAAGCGCCATTTGATTTAGAGAGTTACAATCCCGGAGTTCTTGGAGACATAGGTGCTGGTGTAATAAGTTTCTTTATGCCTGCTGATATTGTTACATTTGCTGCTGGTGGAGGAATAGGTGGATTAGCTGCTAAAAAGGCTGGTAAATTAGCTTTAAGACAAATGATAAGGGCTGGTGTTAAAAAAGATTTTGCTAAAGAGACACTAGAAAAGGGAATGCAAACTCTTGCGGGCAGAGCTGGTGTAGCTGCTGGCTCTGGAGCTGTCGCTCTTGGTAATTACAGCGGTTTAGCAGATGCAATGGCTCAGGATATAAATAACAACGATATAGACTTTGGTCAGGTAATCAAATCAGCTGGAAAAGGTGCTGTATTGGGAGCTGTTACTGGCGGTATTGGTGGAAGAGCTGCTGCTAAAGGAGCAAGTGAATCTGTGCGTGTGGCACAGGAAATAGCAGCATTCGGTACGCTTGAGCCAGCATTAGACCTTAGATTGCCAACACCTCAAGACTTTGTTCATGCGAGTGGTATGATACTTGGTATACGTGGTGCTAATATGGCTCTTAAAGTTCCGGGAAGACTGCGTAGAGGCGAAAAAATAATACAGCCTAAAATAGAAGCAAAAGAAGCTTCTCCAGAATTTATACAAGAGTATGCAGAATCAACTTTAAAGCAAAGACAAAAAGGTGAGCGAGAAGGACAAATATGGACTTCCGAAAGAAAAGGTTTTGAAAAGGCTGAGATAGTCAAAGAAGCAGAGACATCTGCTGGCTTAAATGTTTTTAGAATTAGAAGTCTTGACTCTAAGAAAAAGAAAACTATTTCGCTTGGAAAAGCTGAATTTTTTAGAGAATTTGATTTATATAAAGAGGGAATGTCACCAGAGGCTTTACGGAAAAAAAGAGTTGGTGAAGTAGCTGGGTTAAGTAGAAAGCTTACCACAGAAGAATACGGATTTAATAATAAATTTCTTGCTGAAAAGAAACAACACATTACCGGAAAGAAAGATAAGCGCACCAAGGATATGAGTTCTTTAGAACTTTTTAAATATAGGAAATCTCTTCAATATGAGAAACAATTAATTGATCTCAAAAAAGAATTTAAAGCTGGTGGTCTTATGGAAATTCAACCCGGCAAAACATTATTCGAAAGATTGTTTCCTGAAAAA